ATATAGAAGGTTCCATAAGAAGAATAGAACAAATTTTAATTGGAGGTGCAGGAGCAATAATATTGTTCATGGCAGGCTTAATTGTAACGGTAGTTACATTACATGGGTAGAATTATGATAGAAGATTACGATAAAAAAGACATAGTGGCTCCAAAAGTCAAGAAAGAGTTTAAGTTACCTGAAGGCTGGTCAATGGTCTTAAAAAGAGGTAAGTGGTGTGTAAGAGGCCTAGACGGGCGTCTACACAAGTTCGCAACTGAAAATGCGGCAAAGCTATATATTGAGGAGATGAGCTGATGTTAGATTTTTTCCAATGGATACAGGCATGGATTGCCGTAGTTCCAACAATAGTGATGATTGCGTCCTTTATCGCAGCTATCACACCAACCCCAGTTGATGATGGTTGGATGAAAAAAGTGTACATGGTTATGGACTGGTGTGCATTAAACGTAGGTAAAGCAAAAGATAAATAAATGAGTTTAAAAAAAGCATTTACAGAAGCTGTTAAGAGAGTTCAGAAAGAAACTGAACTCTCATCAGCAATTAAAAAGAGAATTAAAAACAATAGACGTAAACGTTCATAAAAATGACACGCTACGATATTTGTAGAACTTGTTCTCAGTTTAACAAGACTTGGAAGACTTGCAAAGTGTGCAAGTGCTTTATGCCGATTAAAGTTCTTATACCATCGGCAAAGTGTCCAAAAGGACAATGGGAGAAAATAGATGGCGCTAACGAAAAAACAAATGAAGCTACCTAAAGCATTAAGAGATGCTATTTTAGCTAAGCAAAAAGGCATGCACGGAAAGAAAAAGAAACGTGGGAAGAAAAAACGAAGTCGAGGTTAATTGGCTACAATACTTTAACAGTATAAAAAAGGTGTGCCCTTGGAGTTATCAAAGTTATCTTGATGGCACAACTAAAATTACAGACTTCAATGAAGACTTTTTGATATTAAACGAACAAAACTTTGAAATATTACCTTGGGAGGTGATCGTATATCTACTGGGTGATGACCTTACGCTTGATGCGATTGATGAGTACGTGGCATTTTTAAATAAATGTCAAGACAAATGTGAATATTTATGGTCTCACCCAACCTTTACCAAGGGTGGAAATAATTCCACACCAGTGCCTGTAATTATACAGCAAGATCGAGCTCGATTGATGACGCTAAGAAATGTGACTCCTCAATCAATTGATTGAGGAAAAAGAAATGAGAAGAAATAGTTTTAACACAGACAATTTTTTGAATATAGCAAGAGGAGAAGTAGGAGATACTTCTCATATTCATAAATTTGGTAGAAATCCAAACATAGGAAACGCACCAGAAACAATTTGGATGTATGGCGGTAAATATCAATACCTTGCTGTTGGAGCAGCAAGTACTCTATATGCGTATAGTGCAAACCCAGAAGATTCAGCAGCTGGAGACGGTGCGCGAACCATAACGATTCTGGGATTAGATAACAACTTTAATGAAATAGAAGAAACAGTTACTGTAGGTGGAGCGGCGACAACTTTAGAGTTTTTAAGAGTTTATCGTGCCTTCGTTGCTACTGCAGGTTCTACCAATACAAACGAAGGGAATGTTTTAATTTCTACTGCTTCAGGCGGTGGTGGAACAGTTCTTGCAGATATTGGAACTGTTGGAACTGGAACAACATTTGGTTTAGGTCAAACACAGCTTGCTCTTTATACAATTCCTGCTGGAAAAACTGGGTATCTTATAACTTGGAATATTGGGGTGGCTCCAGCGAATAATAAAGCAACTGTGCTTTTAAAATCAAGAGAACTTAATGGCGACGGGCCATTTAGAACAAAAGATATTGTAGATTTAGTGGGTGGAAATCATCATCAAAATTATTCAATTCCACTCAGGTTTCCAGAAAAAACTGATATTGAAGTAGTAGCATCTGGAGATACAAGTTCGATTATATCATCTTCATTTGATATTATATTGCTTGAGAACCCTGCATAAGGAACATATAATGCCATACGTAGTAAGAGGATCAACAGTTTACAAAAGAAACGGTAAAAAATTAACAAAAAAAGCAAAAGCAAAGAGTAAAGCTAGTGCAGGTCGTATGTTAAGATTATTAAATGCGATAGAGTTTGGAGGCTTCATGCCAAATGGCCGTAAAAAGAAAAAGAAGAACAGGCGTTAAAAGAAGATCACTTAGCGCAAGTGTACAAGCAACACTCAAAAGAAAAGCAAAAAATAGTAGATTTACTTATGGCCAGCTTGCAAGAGTGTATAGACGAGGACAAGGAGCTTTCTTAAGTTCAGGTTCTAGACCAGGAGTGTCTATGAGTCAGTGGGCTTTTGGAAGAGTAAATTCTTTTATCAGAGGTGGACATTCACAAGATAATGACATCAAAAGAAAGAAGACAACAAGGAAAAGACGTGGCACGAAAAAGAAAAGGTAGTAGAAGACAAGTTGCTTATAGCAAACATGGTGTACCTAGAAAGTATGATATGGGAAGTGCTACACTTGCAAGAGTTATAAAAAAGATTGCTCAACTTTACAAAGAAGGAAAAAGAGTACCTAAAAAATTAATTGACCAAAGAATTAGACTTGGTAAAAGAAAAAGAAAATGAGAAAATTATTTTTATTATTAATCTGTGGTTTTGCACTAGAAGCACACCACAATACTATACACCCAGAAATAGAAATGGCAGCACATAACAAAGCAAAACACAAAGTCTTTAGAGCAAATAAAGATGTTTATAGAACAATGGCTCAAGCGCGTAAAAGAGCAAGAGCGTTGGGATTAAGAGGCATACACTCACATGGAAGAGGTTCCGAGAAGAGATTTATGCCAGGTAGCACTCACCAAGCATATGTGAGAGCAGTAAAAAGGAAGAAAAATGGCTAGAACAGGCGGTTTTCTAAGCGGACCTACAGGTGTTCATAATACACAAAAAATTCGTAAACATACTCTTCAACGAGGAGTTACACGAGATATGAATGCAGCTGCAGGAGCTTTAGTAAATACAAAAAATCCAAACAGTGTTGAAGCATTTAGATATGGTTCAAGACCAAAAGCAATCGGACCAAGATTTGGTAAAACAGCAAATCCACCAAGAGCAAAATTTCCAGGAAGAAGAAGGAGAAGATAGTGAGGGGTTTCATTAAAGACGGTAAACTTTTTGTAATAGAAAAAGATGGACATACTGATGTTCAATCTGCAAGAAGAAAATGTGAAAACATTATGAGAAAGTGTCAAATGATACTTGATAATTTACCAGAAGGAGAAACTTCACTACCTACCTGGTGGACAGATAAAATAGCAATCGCTGAGTATGAAATTGCATCAGGAGCAGACTACTTAGCAGGCGGACTATCCGAACAGGAAGAATAATGGCACTATCAAAAGCGGAAAGAGCAAGACTACGAAGAGCAGGTCTTACTCGATTAAACAAACCAAAGATGACTCCAAAGCATCGAACAAAGAAAGCAATCGTTGCTACAAGAGTCGGAGGTAAAGTTAAAATAATCCGCTTTGGTGCACAAGGCATGGGACATAATTATAGTCCTGAAGCCAGAAGAAGTTTCAAAGCAAGACACGCAAAAAATATTGCTAGAGGAAAATCTTCACCAGCATACTGGGCGAATAAATTTTTATGGGCAGGAAAAGGAGGTTCCAAAAAGATGCCTCCTAAGTCACAGAAATTTGTTCGTGGAATTAAAAGGAGAAGTTAATGAAATTTCAAAAGAATACTAGAGATATATGGATTGAAACACTTTGTGAAAAGAGTGAAAAAATTTTAGTTTATCTAACTGAGAAAAAAGAACTTAGCAATAGAGAGCAAGAACTGCAGGATTTATGCGCAGGCTTCATATACTTACATGGATTATGTGAAGATAGAGAATTTTTAAAAGAACCTGATACTGAACTATTTGAAAACGTAACAATACACTAATGATAGACATTTCAAGAAAGGACATCTTGTCCGACTCACTAATGGAATTTGATGAATCACGATTCATTAAACTTCCAATCGAAGGTTATCTAGACCTACTAGGTATCGAACCTAATTCTTCACAAAAAGGTATTATTAATGGATTGAACAATCCTAAATATCGTTTTATTTGTGCCGCAGTTTCACGAAGACAAGGCAAAACTTACATCGCAAATATACTTGGACAGTTGGTATCTCTAGTACCAAACTCTCATATATTATTGATGTCACCAAACTATTCACTATCGCAAATCTCATTTGATTTGCAAAGGCAATTAATTAAACATTTTGATTTAGAGGTAATAAGAGACAATGCAAAAGATAAAGTTATTGAACTTTCAAATAATTCTACAATTCGTATGGGGTCGGTTAACCAAGTCGACTCAGTGGTGGGTCGATCTTATGATCTCATCATATTCGATGAAGCAGCCCTTGTTGACGGCAAAGATGCTTTCAACGTTGCCTTACGTCCGACACTAGACAAACAAAACTCAAAAGCACTTTTTATTTCTACACCTCGTGGTAGAAATAATTGGTTTGCTGAATTTTGGCACAGAGGGTTCAGCAGTGAGTATCCAGAGTGGGCTTCCATTCGTGCAACCTATCACGAAAATCCACGACTTTCAGAAAGTGACATAGCAGAAGCAAAAAAGACTATGTCAGAAGCAGAATTTAATCAAGAATATATGGCAGACTTTAATGTGTTTGAAGGTCAGGTATGGGCATTTAATCATGAAGAATGTGTAGAAGATTTATCAGAACTTGAAATAAGAAAAATGGATATTTTTGCTGGAATGGACGTTGGTTACAAAGACCCAACAGCTTTCTGTGTTATAGGATATAGTTGGGAAGAAGAGAAATACTACTTACTCGATGAATATTTAGATAGTGAAAGAACAACAGAACAACATGCAGTAGAAATACGAAAACTTATTGAGAAGTGGGATATTGACTATATTTATATTGATTCAGCAGCTCAACAAACTAGATATGACTTTGCTCAAAACTATGAGATTAGTACTCTCAACGCTAAAAAGTCTGTACTAGATGGAATTGGACATGTTGGAGGAATTATTGACAATAATAGACTCATAGTCGATGCAAAATGTACAGAGTCATTAATGGCATTAGACCAGTATCAATGGGACCCAAATCCGAATCTACTTAAAGAAAAACCAAAACACAATTCTGCCTCACACATGGCTGATGCGCTCAGATATGCTCTTTACTCATTTGAGACTAGCATGACTACGTTTTAACGAGACCTAGAAAAAATAATGCTTGACTTTATCTCCAACTTCTGCTACAATTAGAACATAAGAATAGAAATGACACTAAAGAGAGACTTAGTAAAATACGTGAGAGACAAAGCAAAGTCTGCGTACAAGAAAGAGTCTGCCTGTCACATTTGTGGTTCTACTGATGAATTAGATTTTCATCATTACTACGGACTTACCGAACTACTTGAAAAATGGATAGCAGATAACAAATTAGAAATAAATGATGAAGAAAGCATACTAAGTTTACGAGAATCATTTATTAATGAATACAAAGAACAAATATACACTAAAACAGTGACACTTTGCCATAAACATCATTTAAGATTGCACTCAATCTATGGCAAACGACCAAAGTTAATAACTGCTGAAAAACAGCAAAGATGGGTAGAGAAACAAAGAGACAAATATGGCATGGTATGATTTTCTATTGGGCAGAAGCGCTCAATCAGACGAGGAAAAACTAAATCCTTCACAATATGTAATTTCTAGAAACGAAGGAATTACAGTTGATAGTCGTGAAAATATCACGAGCTATAGAAATGCCTACGAACAGTTAGAAGTAGTTAATCGTGCTGTAAATATGATTGTAGATGATTGTTCTGACATACCTTTTCTAGTTCAAGAACAAGTACTTGGAACTACACCCATCTTCAAAAATATTCGTAAGACAAGAGTTGATTTACTACTGAATAAAGAGCCGAATCCTTTTCAGGATATCAGCACTTTTAGAAGAAACATATTAGTAGATTTAATTATTGATGGTAATATTTTTGTCTATTTTGATGGTATGCATATGTACCATCTACCTTCAGACAAAGTTACAATTGAAACAGATGAAAATACTTATGTAAGTAAGTATGTTTTTGACAATAGTATCGATTACTCAGTCAATGAAATAATACATATAAAAGAAAATAGTTTTCATTCCATTTATAGAGGAGTACCAAGACTAAAACCTGCCCATCGAACTATGCAGTTATTGGTCAATATGAGAAATTTTCAAGATAACTTCTTTAAAAATGGAGCAGTACCAGGATTGGTACTAAAGTCACCGAACACGCTTTCTGAGAAAATTAAAGAAAGAATGTTACAGGCTTGGGTTGCTCGTTACAATCCAAACACAGGTGGAAGAAGACCTCTATTCTTAGATGGTGGTCTTGAAGTAGATAATTTGACAGAAGTCAATTTTAAAGAATTAGATTTCCAAGAAGCAATTCGATCAAATGAGAGAATTATTCTTGAAGCATTAGGAGTTCCTCCTATTCTTATGGATAGCGGGAATAATGCAAATATAAGACCAAATCAAAGAATGTATTATTTAGAAACTATACTACCTATAGTAAAGAAAATAATGAAAGCATACGAAAGATTTTTCGGTTTTAGACTTGTAGAAGATGTCACAAATGTTCCATCTCTACAACCAGAATTAAAAGATCAAGCAGCTTATTACGCTTCTTTGGTTAATACAGGTATTATGACTCCTAACGAGGCAAGGGAGAAGTTAAATCTTGAAGCAGTCGAAGGATTTGATACACCAAGAGTTCCTGCAAATATCGCAGGTTCAGCCGCCAACCCAATCGAGGGTGGTAGGCCAACAGAAAATGAGGAAAATTAAATATGAACAGAATGACAATCGTACACAAGTTAGGCGAGTATTTCCAGAAAAAAGGAAAATACATGTCTATCGACGAGTACAATAGAGAAACTGATGTTCCCATGAGGGCTCAGATTATAAAAAGAGTTTTTAACTCTTGGAGTAGAATGATGACTTATGTCAAAAACTACTATCCTAATATTGGAGTAGTTGTGAAAGCACCCGTTGTGAAAACAGCTGCACCTAAGAAAGTAGTAAAGTCTACTAAAAAGGTGAAGAAAGATGTCGAATAAGATTTTTCACTGGACAAACACATTCAAGTCTCTTGGGGAACAAGCAGATGGAAGTGTTGAAATCAAAGGTTTGGCAAGCACAAACTCTCAAGATAGAGCGGGAGACGTGATTGAAGTTGAAGCATGGACAAAAGGTGGTGTAGATAATTATTTACAAAATCCTATTGTTCTTTACAACCATAATCATGACAAACCAATCGGTAGAGCAAAAGCTGTAAGAACAGTTGATAATGGATTAGAGTTCACTGCGAAAATATCAAAAGCCGCAGGTGAAATCACAGAATTAATTAAAGACGGTGTTTTAGGAGCATTTTCTGTAGGTTTTCGAGTAAAAGATGCAGATCATATACCTGACACTGGTGGATTAAGAATCAAAGATGCTGAACTTTTCGAAGTTTCTGTAGTATCAGTTCCTTGTAATCAGGGAGCAATGTTTTCCTTATCTAAGGGATTTGATAATATGGAAGAATACGAAGAGTTTAAGAAATCTTTTATTAAGACTAACTCAGCAGATTCAGTTAAAACTGAAGAAGTTGGGCAGTCTAAAGTGGCGCAAGCCGACATTAAGGAGAATCGCATGAGCGAAGAAATGAAAGCTCCTGAGGGCTTTGACCTTGATGCTTTTGCTAAGGAAGTAGCTGAAAAAGCTGCTACCAAACTAGCAATGCAACAAGCTGAATCAAAAGCAGCTGAAGAGAAAGCAGCTAAGGAAGCTGCTGAAAAGGCTGCTCTAGTAGAAGCTGAGCAAAAAGCACAGATCGAAGCAGAACAGGAAAAGCAAAAAGAAGTTGTTGTATCAGTTATGACTGGTGCAGAAAAACTTATGGGTGACGTTGAAGAAAGATTTAACAAAAAAGGCGAAGAGCTTGAATCTCTTGTTAAAGAACTTCAAACAGAACTTAAAGAAAAATCAGAAGAAATACAACACATCAGAGAATCTAAGAGAGTTTTCTCAGATAGAGGACAATCTGGTGATTGGAGAAAATCTTTTGAGCAAGATATATTAGACGCAAAATTTGCTGGTTTAGCAACTGGTAAAGGTTGGGAAAATACATATTCAAAATCAATTCTTGAGAAAGTAAATCAACATTCAGGTGTTGAAGTTTCTTCAGCAGATTTTGAACAAGTAGTTTCCGCTAACGTAGAAAGAGACATTCAGAACGAATTAGTACTAGCTCCTTTGTTTAGAGAAATTGCTATGAATTCTGCAAGTCAAATTTTACCAATCTTACCTGATGCTGGATACGCTGAGTTTGTTTCACCTGCAGGTACAGGTGCTGGTACATCACCATACGGTAACTTAGAAACCAGAGGTGATACAGTAGGTGCACCATTTACAGGTGTTACAATGACAGAAAGATCACTTTCAACAAACAAGTTGATCTCCAAGTCATTCCTAGGTAACGAAACCGAAGAAGATGCAATTATTCCAATACTTCCTCTATTAAGAGAGTCCATGGTTAGATCACATGCAAGAGGTATTGAAAACGCTATTCTTTTAGGAAACCACGCAGACGGCGCATATACATCAGGAATTTTTGATGGATTGCTACAACAAGCACAAGCTGACTCAGACTTTACTGATGACGTTGGTTCAGGTTCACCTGCAGCCTTCTCAGCTACAGATAAAGTTTTAGCTTCTGACTTGCTCGAAATGAGAAAGAATATGGGTAAATATGGTGTAAATCCAAATGAAGTAGTTTATCTAGTTTCACAAGATGCATACTATAATTTACTAGAAGATGCTGAGTTCCAAGATGCTAACCTAGTTGGCGATATGGCAACAAAGCTAAGTGGTGAAATCGGACAGGTGTTCGGATCAAGAGTTATTCTTTGTGACGAATTCCCATCAAAAGCAGCTGAAAAGTTTGCTGCAGTAGCGGTTTACCCAAGAAACTATGTAATCCCAAGATTAAGAGGTGTTACAATCGAGTCTGACTACGACGTAGAGAATCAAAGAAGAGTTCTTGTGGCTTCACAAAGAATCGGCTTTGCAGACATTATCGAAGGTGCAACTTCAAAATGGGGCTTTAAATACGACGCTGCTTAATTAGCGTAGAGGCTTGAGGGGAGCCTATCCCCTCACTTTTTTCAAACTATGGCAGATTTAATAACAGTACAAGAATACAAGGACGCAGGCGGCATAAGAGGCGACAACAATGATGATCGTCTTGCTATTTTAGTGCCTCAAGTTTCTGACCTTGCTAAAAAATATTGTGGAACAAGTTTTATAGATTATTATAGCTCTACTAAAACAGAAACTTTCAATATCAGTGATAATTATACAAATTTTGTTGTTATGAGTGAAACACCTATTACATCGGTAACATCAGTTAAAGAACGTGATAATCCGACTTCTAGTTATATAACACTAACAAACAACACTGATTATTATATTGATACTGCAAGTGATTCTATTTTTAGAGTAGACTCAGATGGTAATCGAAAAGCTTTTAAAAAAGGATTTGGAGCAGTAGAAGTTGTGTACAATGCAGGATATTCAGCAACTCCTTCTGATCTAAAACTAGCACTCTTTGATTTAGTTACTTACTATTTAAAAGATGAACACAAGCAGAGAATGACACTTGGTGGAGCAACTATACAAAACCAAGGTTCTGCAGGCTTAAGAACAAGTACTGATTTTCCTGACCATATCAAACGAGTACTTGACTTATATCGAGTAATCATTTAATGTCAGTTCAAAATCTTAGAAGAGATATACAAAACGCTTTTACTACTATAAATAGAAGAATGAGAAGCGAACTAGAAGCAAGATATAATCATACAGTTATTTGGGACGTAAGCAAAGTTGCAGAAGGTTTTAAAAGAGCTTCAAGTAAAATTGGCATACCTAAATCAATAAATAATATAGCAAACTGGAAAAGTGCTACTACAAAAGCACTAAATACTTTTGTAATCGGTGGTGGATCAGGAAAAACCACTCGAATGATGGGTACAAAAACAGTACAAACTTTAGAGCCAGGAAAAATATTTAAAAGAGAAGGTAAAGGTGCTTCTTTAAAATTTAGAGGAATACCAAATGCAAATGTTCGAGCTGATGGAAAAAACTTTATAGTTGATTACACAGCACCAGGAGCAAACCAAGAAAACCTTTTAAGTAATATAAATAAAGCAGTTCGAAAAGCAATTTGGGACACTTTTTTAAGAGCGCATGGACTCACAAAAAGTGATGGTACAGCTCAAGCAGGTTTAGGATTTGAAAGAAATTCACCTATAATTGGAAAACATACTAATTTTGGTCATGATAACTTAAGTACTGTCTCTCTTCAGTCAATGAAAAGATTAGAAGGTGGTACACAAGCAGGCTCAAATGAATATGATGCTGATGTAGATCAAAAATTTAATGATATAAATAAAAAATTTGCAGATATTGGAGTAACATTACATACAAAAGATATGTTTGAATATGTAATGGAAGAAATTCTTAAAGATGTGGATATTACTTCAGTTGATGAGTTTGATGCAAATAATTTAAACCAAGATTTTTCAAAAACAATTGAAGGAAGAATTGACCCACACAATAAATTTGGTAGTGAAAAGTCTGATAAATCAAGAGCTTTTATAACTAAGTTTTATAAAAGAGAACTAGATAAAGCAATAAGAGCTGGTAAGTTAAAAAGTTTAAGTCCAAAACAAGCTGCTGAGTTTAAAGCAAGTGAGTCTTTTAATGAAAGTAGAAAAAGATTACTTGCATTAGTTGTTGCAGGACAAATGAGAAATAACTCTCGAATGAAAGTAGAGAGTAAGTTTAAAAAGACAAAACATTCTCAAACTAAAAAAGTAAAAGCAAAAACTTCGACAAGAAAAGGAAGGGTAAGCACAAAAACTCTTGTAGCAAAAGGAGCAAGTGTAGCTTATGGAGCAAGAGTAACAAAAAGTAATATAGGACTTAGCACTATAATGTCACAATTAAATGCTTCTTTACCAAGACATTTAAAAAGAAACATGGAACCACCTGCTTTACAGTACAGAGGTAGAGGAAATCCAAGTCAAGGAACAGGACCTTTTAATATAGGTGTTAGAGTTACAAGTGTAACTCCACATAAAAAAGTAAGCGGTGGGTTAAATATTAACTATACATATGAAAAATATCCTTATCAAACATTTGAACCAGGATTTAAACAGGGAAGCACTTTAAGAGACCCAAGAAAATTAATACAAGAAAGTGTTCGAGATGTAATGATAGAAAGAAAACGAACACAATTTTTAAATTTTAGAAGATACTAATGGCAGCACAAGGAAGAGCATATTCAACACGAAGAAGAGCAATCGTAGAAGCTCTTTGTCAGAAGTTAGAACAAATAAATGGACAAACTCCGTTTCGAGTTTCAGTTGCAGATGTAGCAAGACGACTTAAATTTTGGGACGAAGTATCAGATTTTCCAGCTATTCACGTAGGAGCGGGTGGAGAAACTCGTGAATATGCAAGTGGAAATTTTAGATTTCGCTTCTTGCAAGTAACAATAAGATGTTATGTGCATAGCGAAGATGACGTAATTTATCGTTTAGAAGAATTACTAGAAGACGTGGAAGCAGTACTTGAGGATAATGATCCATTAGAGTATTTTGATTCCAATAATGTAAAGCAATCTACTGCTCAGACAACTGTTTTGAGCATAGATACAGATGAAGGAGTACTTGAACCTCTCGGTATCGGTGAGATAGTCGCAGAGATAAGGTACTAAGGAGAAAATAATGGCAGATACATTTTATTTTAGCCGAGATACGAAAGTCTATCTTATTCAGAACCAGACAACAAGTGGTACTGTAAGATGGGATATTCCTGTTTTAGATGGATTTAGTTTCTCACAAGCAACAAATACAAGTGAGATTACCTTAAATGAAATGCAAGAGCACTCAACAAATAAGAGTAGAAGAAGTAGACAAATGTTTACAGATTCATATGCTCCTGCAGAATGGAGTTTTTCAACATACATGAGACCATTTGCATCAGTAAATGGTGCAACAGGTGGTTGGGAAGCAACAGGATCAGATAATCAACATCACTGTGTAGAAGAGCCTCTATGGGCAAACTTTGTTGCTGCAAATAGTTTAGAACCATCAGTAACAACACAGGAAGCTGCTTGGGCAGATGGTGTAACAGCAAGTACAAGTAATACTATATTTGATTTTACAGGTTCAGAAAAAGCAGAATTAGGAACTTTTGATCTTTACTTTGAAATGGGTGGAGCAGGAAGTGGAACTAAAACTGTTTATAAATTAGAAGGTGCTGTTGTAAATTCCGCAAGTATCGATTTTGATATTGATGGAATCGCAACAATTAACTGGTCTGGATTTGCAAAAATTATATCAGAAGTAGAAAGTGGAACAGTTCCATCAGGTACTGTTTCAATTACAGAAGGTTCTGCTGCTACAGATACAGGTAACTTTATTAGAAATAGATTAACAACTCTGCAAGCAGAGAATGCAGATTCAGCTAATTTCTCAGCAAGTTATAGTTTAACTTTAACAGGTGGTAATATTACTTTTGAAAATAATATTACTTTCTTAACACCAGAAACACTTGGAGTTGTTAACCAACCTCTTGGTCATGTTACTGGTACAAGAAGTGTAAGTGGAAACTTTACTTGTTATTTAAATGCCGAGACAGATTCAAGTGCAGATTTATTTGAAGATATTATCGAAGCAACAGATGATATTGTAAACGCATTTGACTTGACATTCAATATTGGAGGTGCATCAACACCTGCTGTAAAAATTGAAATGCCAAACTGTCACTTGGAAGTTCCATCACATTCTATTGATGATATTATCTCAATTGAAACAAACTTCCATGCATTACCAGCAAGTATTGATCCAGACAGCACAGCTGATAACTACGAAGCAAAAATTACTTATACTGGAGCATAAATAAATTAACTGGAGGGCTTCGGCCCTCCACTTTATAGGAGAAGAAATGACAGAAGAAATCAAAAAGACGGAAGTAAGTTTACGTAATTTACTTACTCCAAGTAAAACAGTATCAATTAATTATCCAGAATTTGAAGGATTTGATATTGATTTATGTTATCTCGCAAGAGAAGAACTTATTAAATTAAGAAATCGTTGTGTCTCACAGAAATTAAATAGAAAGACACGAGGTTTTGAAGAAGTTCTTGATGATGAAAAGTTTTTAACCGAATATACAAAAGCTGTAATTAAAGGTTGGAAAGGATTAAAAATTAAATATTTACAAAAAATGGTACTTATTGATTCATCAGGAATGGACGAGAATATGGAATTACCTTACAATCAAGAAAATGCAGAATTATTAATGCAAAATTCAAACGGATTTGATCAGTGGGTAACAGAAACAACACAAGACCTTGAAAATTTTACTATGCTCAAGTAGAGAAAATAATATCTCTACTTGAACGTCAGTTTACACAAGGTTCTATTGATGTAGATAAATATTTAAAGATATGTGAACAATTAGGTGAAGAGCCTAATCCAGAAAAAATGCCAGTGACTGTAGAGTCTTATCCATTTGAAGTACAACAGGCATTTTTTGTACATGATCTTTTACCAGATAGATGGGACGGAATGAGCGGATCATATTTTGGAAAAGACATGGCAGCACTTGGAACCATTTTAGATATTTGGAAAATAGAAGACAAAAAGACAGTTGTTTACTTTTTAAAACATATTGAAGCAAAAAGAGTAGACAAGATAAATAAAGAACTGGAACAAAAAAGAAAAGCTAGAGAAAGAAGTAGCAAAGGTGGGGTAGGAAATATTCCAAAAATTAAAAAATAATGGCAGATTTTAAGGTAGTTGGTAAGTTAACAATTGATGATAAAGGTCAATTGGGAATAATTGCAAACAAATCAAAAGCAGCAGCAAAAGGACTAGATAATACAGGTAAATCTGCTAGAACTGCTGATCGTAATTTAAAAGGTGCTGCTCAGGCATCTTCAAATACCACTAAAAACTTTTCAAAAATGGCACAAGGCATCGAAGGAGGCCTCGTACCTGCTTATGCTACTTTAGCAGCTAGTTTATTTGCGATTACTGCTGTCTTTCAAGGTTTAAAAGCAGCAGCAGATTTAAAAAATCAACAAAGAGGTTTAGAACTATTTAGTGAATCCACAGGTAAAAATATGCTTGGTGTAGCAGAGTCTATTCGACAAGCTACAAATGGAATTATTTCATTTAAAGAAGCAGCTCAAGCAGCCGCAATTACAACAGCTGCAGGATTTAGTGCTGAACAAGTAGCTGATCTTGCAAAAGGAGCAAAACTTGCTTCTGTTGCTCTTGGTAGAGATATGGGAGATTCTTTTCAAAGACTTATTCGTGGTGTTACAAAAGCTGAACCAGAACTACTCGATGAATTAGGTATTATTCTTCGACTAGATATTGCTACAAGAAAATTTGCAGATGCAAATGGATTAGTTGCAGAAAAACTTACAATTGCACAAAGACAAGCTGCTGTATTTGAAGAAGTTTCAAGACAATTAACAAAAAACTTTGGAGATTTTGAAGAACACGCAGATGAATTAACAAATGACTTTGCAAAACTAGAAACTGCATTTATGCAAGTTATTAAAAATCTATCAGAATTTGTAGGTCCATTAGAAGTTCTTGCTTCCTTCTTAGCACGAAATTCAGGAGCTGCCGCTCTTGTATTTGCTGGATTTGTAACAAGTATTGCAAAACAAGCATTTCCAGCTTTAACAAACTTAACAGATGCATTTTCTACTTATGGTCAAAATGCACAAGCAAGAGCAGACCAAAGTATTGCAGCTGTACAAAGAGCTACTGATAGATTCAGATTAAGTGCTTCAGAGTTTACAAGACAAGAATTAAGAAAAAATACTGTTTTTCAATCATACTTAAAAAGAAGAGGTATATTAGAGCAAAATTTCTTCTTTAAAAGTGAAGCGAATCAAAAACGTTCTGTACGTATGATGATTGTACATTTAGAGAAAAAAGCAGCTGCAGGAAAAGCAATTAATGAAGCCGAACTTGCAAATTTAAAACTTGTTTTAAAAAGAATGGAAGCAGCTCACCAAACAACATTAGGTAGAATGGTTGCAGGAGCACAAGCAGCAGGAGCTGCTATGTCTACAGCAATTGTTGCTCCAACAGCACTTGCTCAATCTGGGTTAGCTGCTATGGCAACTTTTGTTGCAACAAGATTAAGTCCTGTATTTGCGGCATTGGGTGCAGTTATAAATGGAGCATTTTTTATATTTACAACAGTATTTATTGGAAAATTTTTATATGATTTAATCTTTTTAACAGACGAGATGAAAGAAAGACAAGATAAATTAAATAGTGAGTTAGAAAGAACAGATCAACTATTACAATTTGCTGGAGGAACAGCAAAAAATATTTTAAAAGCACAAATGGACGATGCAAACGATTCTATTTATGAAGTACAACAAAATTTATTAAGAGTATATAGATTAGTTCAAGCAGTAGGTGGTTTAGAAAAAATTAGAGGTTTAGCAAGTTTAGAAGGCGGTACAAATCAAACATTAAAACAACTAAGTGATGCAGAAAGACAAAATGTAGCACAACAAATAACTTCATTTATTGGAACAACTGCAGGAGCAGACGGATTTGAAAAAAATATGCAGACTTTTGTAGATGAATTATCTAAGGAACTAAATCCTACTGGAGCTGCATTCGTTGCCGAAAAGTTGCAACCTTTACAAAATGCATTAGATCAATTTGATCCAAATAATCCTGATTCTTTAGAAGGTTTATTAAAAACACTTGCTGAGTTATTATCTAAAAAAACTACTTTAAAAGTAGATACATTATTAACACTTTTAGATCCTTTTCAAAAAATTCAAGAAGAAGTAATTGAAACAGGAGGTCGTATTGCTGATTTAGATGATGCTACTAAAAATTTAGTTGAAACTGCTATGGATTTTAGACGAAAATTTAGACCAACTTCAGAAGAAGCATTTGCTAAAGCAATGGAAGGAGTATTAACTGGAACAGAAGCAAAAGTAGAGGCAATTGGATCACTCGGATTTACAAAAATAATACCTAAAATGAAGGACGAAGACATTGCGGCTATAATAAGACAACGATTTGGATTAGACGATAATTTTGAACTAGATGTGCAGCAAATTTTAGCAGAATTTAGACTAGGAGTAGAAGCTACTAAAGCATTGCCAGGACTTATTTCAGACAGAACTGCAATAGATAATGAATTAAAATTCTTAAAATCTAAAAAAGACGCAACAAGTAAATTAGCTGCACAAGAACAACAAATAAAATTATTTCTAAAAGACGAAGAAATAATTAAGGCAAAAATAAATCAATTAGATTCTGGAAGAAACTTACTTAGCACAGAAGCACAAGCAAAATTAGATATAGAAATAGGAAAAGAAAATGAAAAACTACGTGTAATTGAACAGCAAAGAAAAGAATATGCAAGATCAATTAGTCTTATTGGAACAATAAATGATACAATGTCTCAAGGACTAGAAAAAATGTTTTTTGATTTAACAATGGGAGCTACAAACTTTGCCGAGTCTTTTAGAGGATTAATAAAAATGATTCTTGCAGAAATGGCAAAAATAGCAGCTATGAGAATGGCTGCTTCTACAATGTCTTTTATAGGATTAGCAAATGGTGGTATTATGCCAATGGCATCAGGCGGGGTTATAAATAGAGCAAATAGCTATGCTGCTGGAGGTATAGCAACAGAACCCACTTATCTTGTAGGAGAAGGTAAATATAATGAAGCAGTAGTACCACTACCAAATGGAAGAAGTATTCCAGTTGATATGAATGGTGGCAGTGGAACAAATGTAACAATTAATATAGATGGAAGTTCAACAGCAAGTGGTGGATTAGATGCAAATACAGGAAAACAACTTGGACACATGATTCAAGCTGCTACAATGGAAATTATTCAAAGAGAGAAACGACCTGGAGGAGTATTAAGTAGATAATGGCAACAGCAATTACACAAAATAATGGAAGTAATATTACTGGATTTTCAGCACCTGTAAGTGTAGATAAAGGATTTCAAAGAAAATCAGACCCAAAAATACATGCAATTTCTTTTGGTGATGGATATGAACAAAGATTAGCTGATGGACTAAATAATTTAAGTCAAACAATGGACGTAACTTTTAATACTAGACCAAAAGCAGAAATAGATGATTTGGTAGCATTTTTTGAAAGTTTAGGTGGAGTATCTAAATTTAGAATGACTATTGATGATACAAATGGAACAGAGACAATAAAAGTTGTCTGCAAAGCATGGCAACAGACATGGAACTATGATAACTACTATAGTTTATCAGCAACTTTTGAAAGAGTATACGAAGCATAATGGCAGAAAAAATAGCAATAAAGGAAATACAAGGATTAGAGCAGGCATCTCCTCTTGTAACATTATATGAAATTGAATTAGATTCAACAGGATCATCAAAATTGTATTATGTTAATTCTTTAGAGAGTGATTTAACTACTGTACAATTGTATGACTATGATACAAATACACAGTTAAATACTTATGATGCCATACCTATAATTATGGAGGGATTTGAACATAAATCAACAGGTCCAACTGCTCGACCTGTTATAAGATTAGGAAATGTGACAGCAACTTTTGCTACTGATTTAGGCTCTCTTAGTTTTCAAGATTTACTTGGATTTAAAGTACATAGAAGAAGAACATATAAAAAATATTTAAAAGGAGAAGCATCTGATCCAGGATCAGGAGCAACACCAGTAGAATTTCCTAGAGAAACTTATGTAATTGATAGAATTGAAACTGAAGATGCCCAAGAAATTGCTTTTGAATTAACAACTCCTTTTGATTTAGAAGGACTTATGCTTCCTTATAGAGTAATTGGACATAATGCCTGTTCTTGGATATATCAAGGAGCTTCAGCAAGTGTAGCAGAAAAAGATAGACGAGGCGGTTGTATATGGAACGCAAAAAGTAAATACTTATTAAACGGTACAATATATACTGCATATGTAAATGAAGATGATGAATATGTGATTACATCAGGAACTTCTTTTACAACCTACTCAAGCAGTGGCACAGAAGATGGATATTATAGTACTACAACAGCATATTCAAGTGGATCAGCAGGTGGAGTATATAGATTAAAAGCAGATGGAAGTTTTGATACTTCTGTAACAGGAAATTTAACAAACTATTGGCAAGCAGCAGCGGACTCAAGCGGAGTTACACCTGCAGACGGTAACTCAAACTGGCACCGCATAAGAGTATATGGAACTTATAGTAACTCAAATACTTATTATGCTTATAGTGATGATAGATACAATGATTATGTAGTACATAATAATTTATTATGGAAAGCAAAAAGAACACAAGCGTCTGGAGGAGATCAAGTTGCTCCTAGCAGTACAGCAACAGAATTTTGGACAAAAGGAGATATTTGTGGTAAAAGACTTTCTTCTTGTTCATGTAGATTTGGATTTAATCCAATAAATCCAGGAACTGCATCAAGTACAGGAAAAGCTTCAAAAGATACTTCAAAAGTTCTTCCATTTGGAGGGTTTCCAGGTGCAAGAAAGTTTAAGTAAGTTACTACCTGAGATTTATTCTCATGTAGAAAAAACAGTCCCATATGAAGCATGTGGACTAGTGATTGATGGCCCAGAGTTTATTCCTCTGAAAAATATGAGTGATGATAAAAATCACTTTGTAATCGACCCAAAGATGTTCGTCAAGTATATGATGAAATCAAAAATATTATATGTAGTCCATAGTCACTATCAACAAGATTGTATGCCAAGTGAGCATGATAAAAATGTATGTAAGGCTTTAGGTATTCCATACTTAATTGTATCTTACCCAGATAAAAAGGAATATATTTATGACCCAAGTTAAATTATTAGGAGAATTAGGACAAAAGTTTGGAAGCGACTGGTCTTCTAGTAGTAAGCGTGCGCGTGATATTTTTAAACTTATAGATTGTCAAACTGAAGGATTTAAAGAATACTTAATTGACTGTCATAACAAAAATATTCAATTTACAGTTCAAAATGGAGATGATTTTTTAGATGCAGATGATTTAGTCATGCCTGTATTAAAAGATACTGTTATCATAACCCCAGTACCTGCAGGTTCAGGAAAAGGTCTTGGAAAACTTATAGCTGGATTACTTATTCTTGGAGCAATGTTTTTTACTGCTGGGACTGCTGCAGCATTTACTACTGGAGGAAGTATGTTTGCAGGTACAGGCATGACAGCTGCTCAAGTTTTAGGTGGAACATCAAGCGCTGTTGCAGGAGGAACAATTGGATTAAATACACTTGGCTCTGCAGTAATGATGTTAGGAATAAACTTAGCAGTAACGGGGTTAACAGAAATGTCTACAAAAGATGCAGGTAAGATGGAAAGTGACCCATCATACTTTTTTAATGGAGCAGAAAATAATATAGAACAAGGATCACCTGTTCCACTACTATATGGGAAAATGAAGATTGGTGGTAATCCAATTTCACAAGGATATGCACCAGGTAGAATAACTAATAATCGAGGATATTATTATGCAAGTAATAATATTAATTATAATGCCTCGACTTATTATGGAAATACAAACTATACTCAAGGAGTATGGGCAAATGATACAAATTCAGATGTAAATATAACAGAGAGCGAAAAATAATGGCAAGATATAATAGAGAACCTTTTTCAGTAAAAAATAAAAGTGATTTATCGAATCCAAATAAAGATCAATATGCAATTACTTATGATGTATTAAGTGAAGGCCCGATAGAAGGTCTAGCAGATGGTTTATCTTCTATTTTTATTAATGATGTTCCAATCATACAAAAACTTGCTGATGATATAATGAAACCACGTAGATTTAGCGTGGCTACTACTGCAAGTACAGCAACAATTACAAATGCACAATTTGGAGTTATTGATGCTCTTAGTTATCAAAATAAAGAAGGTCTAGATATAGGAACTCGTTATGTTGCAATAGACAAAGCAGGAGCAAAAGGAACAGGAATCGCTTCCGCTACTGCAACAACACAAACTATAACAACTTCATCAAACTTCTTTACTTCTTCCATGGCAAATGGACTTCATGGAACTGCTCCTGTATATTTGCGAGTTGCAGGTGCAGGACAAGATGGATCAGACTTTGTTACTAAAATCTCTACAATAGTTTCTGCTACTGAAGCAACAGTAGTGCACCCTGTTCCAACAACAGTCTCAAATGTAGATATTTTCTTTGATCACTTTTCAGAAATTGCAAGTATTAGTGGTAATACAGCAACTCTTACTGACGCGCCTGGAGTCACTCTTTCTAGCACTTCTGCACAAGTTTCAAGTCCAGTTACAAATGTAAATTTATCAAATCTATGGAACTTTCAAAATGTAGCACTTGGTTTTAGAACAGGACATCAACTACAATCACCAATTATATTAAATACAAGTTTTGGACAGGCTTCCACACTTGCTGCTCCAAATATGGAATTACGACAGAATGATTTAAGAGCTACAATTGGTACTACAGGAAATTTATCAAGTACTACATATAATGATGACGAATTAGATGAACCTAGTCAAGATGCAGGTACAGGACTTGATACAGTTCTTACAGATTCTTTTTTAAGTGTAAGTAATCCAAGTGAAGTTGATGAAATTCATGTAACTTTTACGTTACCTTCTTGTCATGCATTAAAATCTTCGAGTGGAGCAAAAGGTCCTTCTTTTGTTGAATTACAAATATGGTTTGAATATAGTACTGATGGCGGTACAAATTATGAATCTGTATTAATGTTTGGACCAACTAATAATGAGATACTAAATAGAACAGGTCCAAAAGGTGGAAGAAATGTAAACTATGTAATTGATGGAGTAGCTCAGATTCCAAATGATGGTTACATTAAACCAAGAGAAGCACAATATACAAGTTTTATAGAAGAGTTTGTTATAAATACTGAGCCTTTTCAACCTTACGATAATTTCAGACTTAGAATACGAAGAATAAATGATCTTAACTTTAAAGACGGAAGTTTTCAACATACTAATCCATGTACAGTATCTACTGTAGAATGTATTGTAAAAGACAAACTTTCTTATCCATGGACAGCATACGGTGCATTACAATTCAATGCTCGTGACTTTGACAATAATTTACCAGTAAGAAGTTATTTATTGAAAGGACGAAAAGTAAAAGTTCCTACAAACTATTTTACTCGTGATGAAACTGGAGGAGCCGCTACCTACAATCGAAATGTATCTACTGGTGCAGACGCAGGAAGCTATCAGAGTTGGGACGGTAACTTTAGAGGAGATAAAAGTTTAGCTTCAAACTCAGTAAACTATCAAGAAGTCTATACAGATAATCCAGTATGGATATTTTATGATTTACTTACAAATGAAAGATATGGACTAGGACAATTTATAGATGAAGATCAAATTGATAAATATGAGTTATTTCGACTAGCAAGATATTGTGATGAAGAAGTCTCAGATGGAGAAGGCGGAACTGAACCAAGATTTACATGTAATGTTTACTTAACAAAAACAACAGAAGCAACCTCTATGCTAAAGCAATTTGCAAGTATTTTTAGAGGAATGGCACTTTGGATAGATGGACAGATAACAGCAATTTCAGATCAACCAAAACAACCTGTTTATACATTTACAAAAGCAAACGTAAAAGACGGAGCTTTTAGTTATGAAGGAACAGGAGAAAGATTAAAAACAAACCAAATAAAAGTAACATGGAATGATCCAACTGATAATTATAGACAAGCTATTGAGTATGTAGAAGATTCTGAATCTATTGCAACTCAGAATAGAATTATTCGAGAAGACGTACTTGCTTTTGGTACTACATCAAGAGGACAAGCACATAGACTCGGAAAATGGAAACTACTGAGTGCTCAAAATGAAAAAGAGACTGTTACTTTTATAACAGGACTAAATGCTGCTGGATTAAGACCAGGAGATATTATTACTGTACAAGATGCAGATAAAGATAGAGCAAGTTATTCAGGTCGAGTGTCAAATACAGGAACACGAAATACAACTACAATTCCACTTGATCGATCAATTACTTTACCTTCAGATTCATTTACAACTGGGTTTCCACCAGAACTTTTACTAATATATCCAGAGGGCGGAGCATACCTAAATCAAGATAGCGCAACTATAAGTAGTACAGATTATTCAAGAGGAGATTTAATTCCAAGTGTAACAAGTTCTACCGCAGCAGCAAATCTTGTTGATGATTCAAGTAATAAAGTCGAAGTCTTTTGGTCAGAGAATGTAAGAGTAGAAAGTCAAGTCTTAAATAATAGCACAGGAACAGGAAGTGTTTCTTCACTTGTTGTAAGCTCTGCATTTACATCAACACCAAATGCAGAGGTAATGTGGGCATTAAAACTTTACAATGCTGATGGAACAGAAGCAACAGGATCAGCAAAAGACTATAAAATAATTTCAATAAAAGAAACACCAGATCAAGAATTTGAAGTAATCGGAGCCGCTTTCTATAGAAATAAATTTGATATAATAGAAAGAGGTTTTATTATTCCACCACAACCAACAGCAACTACTCCTGATCCAGATGAAGAAGTACCTGCACCAACAAATTTAAATGCAAATATTAAAGGTGTAGAGGAAGATGCAAGTTTTGGTTCGGCATCACATGATGTAATTATTACATGGGATTATCCTTTAAATAGTAATGGAAATCGTTATGCTTTTGCAAGTGGATTTGAGGTTACTCATAATTTAAAAGGAAAAGAAATAACAGAAAAAGTAGGAGTACAAGATCAAAGTTTAAGAGTACCAAGAGTAGAAGCAGGAACATATAAATTAAAAATAAGAACAATTTCAAATATAAATACATATTCTTTCTATACAGAAAGAGATTTTACTTTTGCAATACAACATTATGCTCCTCCTGGTAAATCAGTTATTAACAAAGTAAAATTTGGTGGAATTATAGGAGCTTTACCACAAATTGATTCAAGTACTGGAGTATTTAGAGTTGGAGATAGTGATGTAACTTCATTTACTTTTCAAGGCGCAGATGGAACTACATATTCAAATGTTTCTTCTAGCAGTACCCAAACAACAGTAACAAATACTGGTGGAGATGCCGCAGGAGAAAGTTATATTGTGTTTAGACAAAATGCTGCTGGTACTGGTATTATAACTAATAATGTAAGACTTTTCAATGATACAGATGCAACTCCTTCTTTTGAGTTCTGGGGTCTTGATAGTTATAGTGATGGAGTATTCGCTATGTCAGGCACAGCTACTATAGAAGCAAATTCTAATAAAATTGTAGGGTCAGGAACTTCATTTACTGCAGTAGAGCCTGGGGAGTTTGTAAAAATTGAAAACGGAACAGCTACAACAGCAACTACAAGTGGTACAGTTTCAGATTCCACTTCCATTACTTTATCAGCAAGTAATAGTAACATAGAAGTAGGACAAACTGTAACAGGAACAAATTTAAAAGGTGTTTTAATTAGTGGAAGTACCTACTCTGATCCAGGAGAAATTTATGTTACTGCAATTAGTGGAACTTCTTTAACAGTAAATGCAAAAGTATCTATTGCAAGTGGAGAAACTTTAAACTTCACTCCATTTGTTTTATATAGAACTACAAATAATATAGAATCAGATACAGTAATGTTTGTAGATGAAATTATACCAAGAAAATTTGAAGGTACAACACTTGAACGACAAAGTGTTGATTTAGACTCTCAAGATACAATTATTGCTAGAGTTTCAAATAATACAAAATCAGGAAACTTTACTATAGAAGAAACTTACGCAGACTTTCCAGTTGCTGAAAATGCAATTACATTTACTCAAATTTCAAATAGTGTTATTGTAACAGAAAGTGAAGGAATTGCTTCAAATGACAATAATACAACACTTCCAACTTCAGCCGCAGTAAAAGATTATGTAGACGGACAAGTTACTGCATCAGATGATGATTTAAACTTTGCAGGAGATAGCGGCTCAGGTACAATTGATCTTGATACAGAAACTCTTACAATTTCAGGAGATACAGGAATTACAACTACAGCTTCAGGAAATAGTGTAAGCATTGATTTAGACGATACAGCAGTTACACCAGGAAGTTATACAAATACAAACATAACAGTCGATCAACAAGGAAGAATTACAGCAGCTTCAACTGGAACTGGTGGTGGAAGTGCTACAACAATTAATAATAATGCTGATAATCGTGTTATCACTGGTAGTAATACCGCAGATACTTTAGAGGCAGAAAGTAGTCTTACTTATAATGGAACTACACTAAGCCTATCATCTACTGCTCCAGTAATTAACTTTACAGATACAGACACAGGAGCAGATTCAGAAATTTCTGCTTCATCTTCAAACGGTAGTTTATTATTTTCAGCAGACAAAAACAATGAAACAGCAAACTCAGTAATTGATTTTAAAATTGATGGAACAACAAAATATTATATTGGAGCAAATGGAGGACTTTATCACGGTTCTTCTACACGAATTATTGATGGAAGCAGAAATTTAGAAAATATAGGCACAATATCAAGTGGAGCAATTACTTCTTTAGCAAATACGTTTATTCTTGGAGATACTGCTACTAGCATAAGAACTCGAATAAGAAATGTAAATCAAAGTGGTTTTACAGAAACTGCAATTGATAATTATAGTTCGGGAGCTTATCAACATCGATTAAGTATACAAACTGGTGGACACCTTAATATAGTAACTGGTGGACTAAGATTTGGAGGCACAGAAGTTATTTCAAGTGCTAAAGCTATATCAAATGTAACAACAATTACAAACGGACAATTTACAATTCCAAATACTGCAGGTACATCAGGTCAAGTATTAAAATGGCCTTCAAGTGGTACTGTGCTTGAGTGGGGAACAGTAACCAGTGGTACTACAACAACAATCAACAATAATGCTGATAATCGTGTTATAACTGGTAGCAATACTGCAGATACATTAAATGCTGAATCTACCATGACTTGGGACGGCGGAACTCTTGATTTTGGTAGTACAGGTGCAACTATATCAGGTGTTGGTATTTTAACTGCTGGGTATCAAAAAACAAGTGGTGATATTATTATTATTAATGGTACTGGCATACTCGATGTAAGTAGAAATTTAAGTAATATAGCTAATGCTACTTTTTCTGGTGCTGTTACTGCAGGTAATGCTTTATACTTTACAGATGGGGGAGATAGAACAATAAGAGGTCCTGCAAATAATGATTTATTTATTAATGCAAGACCGAATGGAACTAATGAAGGTTTAGGACTACAAATAAATGGTTCTACAAAATTATTTATAAACTTATCTGGAACAATTGATTTTAACTCAAGTCCTGTAGTGGGTGCATCAACAATTACAAACGGACAATTCACAATTCCAAACACTGCAGGCTCAGCAGGTCAAGTATTAAAATGGCCTTCAAGTGGTACTGTGCTTGAGTGGGCAAACGATAATAGCGGATCAGCTGCTGCAAACGATGCAACAATTACACTATCAGCAGGAACAAATTTAAGTGGTGGCGGAGACTTTACAACAGATCAATCTTCAAATGAGACTATTACTTTTAATATGTCTACAACTCCAACAGGAATAACATCTATTAATTCACTTACAATAGAAGGAGCTTCTGGAAATCGTTTTGGAATTATACCAGTAGTACGACAAGCTGATGGAGTAATGGAAGTTGGTAAGTATCTTGATTTTCATGCTACAGACGGTTCAACAGCAGATTATGCAGCAAGACTTTATCAATCAGGTACAAATCAACTTACAATTGATAGTGCAGGTAGAATACTTACAACAGGCGATGAAGGGCCTGGAAATGGACTTGATGCAGATACTCTTGATGGACAGCATGGATCATATTATCAAAATGCTTCTAACATTAATGCAGGCACTTTAGCTGACGCTAGACTTTCTTCTAATGTTCCTCTTAAAGGTAGTTTAACTGCAAATACTCCAAGTAATATTACAACTTTTACATCAAATGATACACTACCTACAGCAAGCGGAAATCAGTCTGGATTACAAGTTTATCAAGATACAGTTAATGCTGATGCATTTATGACTTTTCATATTAGTGGAGATTATGCTGTACACTTTGGACTTGATGGCGGAACAAATGACCTTGCAGTTGGCGGTTTTTCAATGGGAGCAAACTCTTATAGAATTTGGCACGAAGGAAATGATGGTGCAGGAACTGGCTTACACGCAGACTTACTAGATGGACAGCATGGATCATATTATTTAGATTACAATAATTTTAGTAATACACCTTCAATTCCAACTGGAACAACAATAAACAACAATGCTGATAATCGTATTATTACTGGTAGTGGCACAGCCAATACTTTAAATGGCGAAAGCAATTTGACTTTTGATGGGTCTGCTTTGAGTGTGACAGGCACTATCAATAGTGGGAATATCTTTGCTAATAATGGCGAATTTACTGGTAGTTTTCTTTATGCCTCAGGAGATATAAGAGTAGGAACATCTACAGGTGCTACAAATCAAACTGGAATTGTAAAAAATGCTGGTACTACTTATGGTTTAGGTTTATTTAATTGGGGAGATGCTAACCCAATATTTATTGGTGGTAGTGAAGTTAATTTTAGAACTGAATCAGGTGCAGCTATTCCTTTAAAATCAAATGGCACAACCTTTCTTGACGCATCTCGCAATTTAATTAATGTTAATTCTTTGCATGTTGGAGGAACTTCAGTAGAAAGTGGAATATCTTTACAAGTAGAAGGAAATATTAGAGTACATGGAGGTACTGGCGGTAAAGGATCAAGAATAGATTTTGGAGATGAATTTAGGGTCATTGAATACACAACAAATGATACATTAGCTTTTAAATCGCCAGAAGATATGGCTTTTATTATTGATAACAATAATGATGGAACTACTCATATTTTTCATTGGAAAGCAAATACAAATACTGCTGATTCTGGTGGCACTTCATTAATGACATTAAATGAAAGTGGAAACTTAACAGCTACTGGCAATATTACAGCATATTCAGATGAACGATTAAAAGAAAATATACAAACATTAGATGGCTTAAAAATACTTGATATGAGAGGTGTATCCTTTATAAAAGACGGTAAAGCAGGTTCAGGTGTTATAGCACAAGAAATAGAAAAAATAGCTCCAGAATTAGTACATACAGCAGACGATGAAATGGGTACAAAATCAGTGGCTTATGGTAACTTAGTTGGTTATTTAATTGAAGCAATCAAAGAACAACAAAAACAAATAGAAGAATTACAAAAACTTGCACACCCCAAGTGTGGCATAGAAAGTTTTGACGGATACGAAGAACTTATAAAAAGAATAGAGAAACTAGAAAAATGACATTACAAACATCAGGCTCAATATCATTAAATGAAATTCATGTAGAAGCGGGAGGTACTTCAGGTACTACTGCTTCTATTAATGATGCTGATATTCGTAGTATTGCAGCAAGTATTCCTTCAGGACATTCACCAATGCCTTTTTCTTTTTGGTATGGCGCTCCTTTTAGTGTAGGTAGTTGGCCTACAGGAGCAGGAAGTATTACAGAGCCTTTCTTTGGTCCAATTATTGGATATGATACTAACTCAGATGGAACAGGCTCTGCTTATATGAGAGTAGAATTTAAACACGATACAGCAAATAATCGAATTGAATTTAGAAAAGGAACAGTAAAAGATGGAACTGTTACTTATGCTTATGCTTATTTAACATATTCTGGAGATGTTTTAGATGATTCAAATTCAACAAATCAATTTCAAGTTACAGTAGATTGGACAAATAGTGATACGACAGGAAATGGAACTGTAAATTATACTGAACCAAATACGAATAGAAAGTATAATTCTGGAACAGATCTTCCGTGGGAACAAATTAGTACTAGTTATGGAACTCCGTGGGAGTGGGGAGTTTCTTCAACAGGAACAACTACATCAGAAAGAGAGGTTACTGCTACGTTTTATATAAGAGTCAAAAAAGGGGATATATATTTTCCTTTTGCAACAGGTTATACAAATTCTGGATCAAAAACTTATAGTATTTCAGCAAGTGCAAATTCAGAACCAGTAATTTTCTGTTTACATTATGATATGCAGGTAGAATTACTAAATGGTACTCTTGTAAATGTAAATTTTGTAAAAGTAGGAGATATGATAAAAACAAGAAAAGGATATACTCGAGTATCAGATGTAATTACAGAACATATGCGAGAAGGATACTTTATTGTAGATAATAATCTAAAAATTACTGATGACCACCCTATTGAAGTAAATGGTAAATGGGTAACACCAGTAGATTATGTAGGAATGAAACAATATATAACAGGAAAAGTTCCAACTGTTTATATAGAAACTGAAAGTGGAGATTATTTAACATTTGCAAATGGCAAAGCATGGAACGTAAGTGGAGATTATAAAGATGGCTTTAACAAAGACTAAAACTATTGTAAGGTGTGAAGTTTACCCTGTACCAGATAGAACGGCACCACAAGTTATGGTAATGTATAATCATACTTTTGAAGATTCAGAAGATAGTGAGTTACCTCTCGTTGCTCCAACGACAAAAATTCTAGAAGCAACAGATGCAGATGGTAATGCTACCGATGTCAGCCAAGAAGATTTATTA